GACCAACCCACGACCAACGAGCAGGAAGGGAACCACAGCCCATGACCGAGAACGAGCGCGCCGACCTGATCACCAACCTCCAGACCATCACCGGAGACCCGGTCCGCATCACCGTCCCCGTCGTCTCCGGCGCCCTCGAGTACCGGGTCACCATCGGCAAGGCCCGCTACCGCGCCCCCCGCCTCGACAACGCCCTCATGGCCGCCCTCACCGACGTCGCCGCCGACCACGCCACCAACCGGCCCCGCCTCCGCTCCGCATGAACCGAGACCGCCGCACCCGCGACCACAAGGTCCGCCGGCAGCGAGCCCTCGAACGCAAACGCGCCGCCGAACAGGCCGCCGTCGACGCCGAACGCCACGCCGCCGACGTCAAGGCCGCCTGGCGCCGGTTCCTCGCCATCCGCGGCGTCATCCGCCTGGGGGAGACCGATGGCTGACCGCCACACGTGGACGCTCAAGCGCACCGTGCACGACACCGCCCACCCACGGGACGGCGAGCCCTACGCCTACAGCTACAACGTGCCGAGGACCGTCCGCATCCCCGGCCTCGTGACCGCGCACGGCCAGCTCGTGCTCGACACCGAGCACCTGGTGTTCGGCGCCCAGATCTGGCTCAGGGACGACGACGACGGCATGGCCGGCTTCCGCGTCGGCATCGGCCCCCTGCAGTGGGAGGTGCTGTGCGCCCGGCTCTACACGCGACGGGCAGTCATCCGCCGCCGAGCGCGTGACCTGGTCGCCGAGACCGAGAAGTACCTGGCCGACGACAGGAGCACACCTTGATCCCGCGCAAGCCGACGCAGGCTGACTGCGACTTCTGGGGCGAGGGAGCCACGATCGGCCCGATGCTCGGCCGCCACGTCGGCGCTGCCGACATCGAGGTCATCCGCCACCCCGACGGCCGAGTGCGCGTGGCGTGGGTGATCGACGAGCGCGACCAGCTCGACGGGCTACGTGAGGGCCTGACGGTCTGGACGACGTTCTGGGGCGGCATGGTCCCCACCGACGCCGTGATCGTCGACGTGCCCGCAGGGGCGCCGTCGTGACCGGCCGGGCGGAGGGCTCGATCTACGACGAGGTGCGGGCCGAGCGCGAGCGGGCGCACGGGCACCTCCAGAACGCCGACGGCGAGTGCAGCCCCCACTGCTCCGAATGTCGCCGCACGTGGGAGGTCGGCGGCAAGTGGCACCAGCAGCTCGTCGTGGTGGTCGCCTCCATCGAGGCCGTGCCGCACCCGCCGTGGTGCTCGGAGTGGGACGAGGACGGCTGCAACTGCGGCATCGAGGCGTCGCTCGTCGGGCTCTACGCCCTGGTCGACGCGAGCTGCGACGTCGACAACTGGGACCTCGGCCGAGTCCCCGAGGGCCACCCGCTCCAGGTCGAGCGCAACCGCCGCTTCCGCGCCTACGAGCGCCGCCAGAGGCCGTGGTGGCGGCGGTGGCTCCCGTGACCCGGGCCGGCAAGTCCACCTACGAGACCACGCAGCCGTGGGTGCTCTACCACTACGGGCTCACGCATGACCGCTGGTGGCCGTTCTGGAACAGCACCCGCGTCCTCGGCCGAGCCCGCATCCGCATGGAGTGCATGGTGTGCGGTCGCCGCGAGATCGCCTCGCTGAAGATCCCCCGGCTCGGCGCCGTGCCCGCCCCCAAGTCCGGCCGACACCCGATCCGCGAGCGATTCCTCGCCGACCACGCCCACCCGGACCGCGGCGCGCCGATGAGCTGGGCCGTGCCGCTCGCCAACCTCGCCGCCCACCCGAACGGGCTCGACCTCGACGCCCTCGCCATGCGACTCGAGGCCGACATCAACGAGCACCTGCGAGGCGACCGTTGAGGGCGGAAGGGCCTCCCGCGGCGTTGGGCGCACCGTGTCGCGATACGGCCGCTCCGAGCGACAGATGTTGGCCGTGCGCTCAGGGCCGACCCGAGGACTGCCAGAACCCAGGGGCGGCAAACAGATCGACCAGCGACCGCTGGAACGACAACAACAGAAGGACGGAACGATGACCAAGACAGACCTGCTCGCGAAGGCCACGACGACGCTCGACAAGGCGCTCGACACACCCGACAACGAGGAGCGGGACGCGCTCACGCGCGTTGCGATGGGCTACGCGCAGCTCCTCAACTTCGCCGAGTGACCGACCGCATCGACGCCGAGGTGGGCGCAGAACCCACCTCGGCGCGGGCGGGAGGGACACCCGAAGTGACCGACGTTGAGCCGAGCGATACGGCTGTGTTCGAGGGTCTGACACCGCCGTACTCGACCATCGTCGCTGACCCGCCGTGGCAGTACACAAAGGTCGCCGGGGAGCAGCACACCCGCATGGGCGGAAGGGGCATGGCTGCCGACCGTCACTACGACACGATGACCACCGCCGACGTGTGCGCCCTCCCTGTCGCCAACCTCGCGGCGCCGCTCGCCCACCTGTACGTGTGGGTCACGAACCCGAAACTGCGGCTCGGCTTCGACGTCATGGAAGCGTGGGGGTTCACCTACCAGACCACGTTGACGTGGGTGAAGGTCGCGTCCGACGGTGCGGTGCTGCGCGGCGGGCTCGGCTGGTACTTCCGGGGAGCCACTGAGCACGTCCTGTTCGGCACCCGAGGCAAGGCAGGCATCCCCGCGGCCCTCCGTGAGCCGAACGTCGTCATGGCGCAGCGCAGCCGCCACAGCGCCAAGCCCGCCGAGTTCTTCGACCTCGTGCAACGCGTCAGCCCCGGTCCCTACGCCGAGCTGTTCGCCCGCTCCCAACGCTTCGGGTGGGACGCCTGGGGCGACGAGGTCGCCGGTCCTTCACCGAGCCAGGAGGCGCTGCTGTGACCACCCGATTCTTCCCCGACCTCGACGACCAGGTGGAGCGAAGGTTCCGCTGTTGCCATTGCTTCACCGATTGGGACGAGGACGACCTCCAACAGTCGCAACCCGACGGCCATTACGCCTGCCCGTTCGAGGCGTGCGGCGACGACAGTTTGGAGTTGGCGGATGCCTGACCAGCGGGGCGGGAGGGACACCCGAAGTGACCGACGTTGAGCCGAGCGATACGGCTGTGTTCGAGGGTCTGACACCGCCGTACTCGACCATCGTCGCTGACCCGCCGTGGCAGTACACAAAGGTCGCCGGGGAGCAGCACACCCGCATGGGCGGAAGGGGCATGGCTGCCGACCGTCACTACGACACGATGACCACCGCCGACGTGTGCGCCCTCCCTGTCGCCAACCTCGCGGCGCCGCTCGCCCACCTGTACGTGTGGGTCACGAACCCGAAACTGCGGCTCGGCTTCGACGTCATGGAAGCGTGGGGGTTCACCTACCAGACCACGTTGACGTGGGTGAAGGTCGCGTCCGACGGTGCGGTGCTGCGCGGCGGGCTCGGCTGGTACTTCCGGGGAGCCACTGAGCACGTCCTGTTCGGCACCCGAGGCAAGGCAGGCATCCCCGCGGCCCTCCGTGAGCCGAACGTCGTCATGGCGCAGCGCAGCCGCCACAGCGCCAAGCCCGCCGAGTTCTTCGACCTCGTGCAACGCGTCAGCCCCGGTCCCTACGCCGAGCTGTTCGCCCGCTCCCAACGCTTCGGGTGGGACGCCTGGGGCGACGAGGTCGCCGGTCCTTCACCGAGCCAGGAGGCGCTGCTGTGACCACCCGATTCTTCCCCGACCTCGACGACCAGGTGGAGCGAAGGTTCCGCTGTTGCCATTGCTTCACCGATTGGGACGAGGACGACCTCCAACAGTCGCAACCCGACGGCCATTACGCCTGCCCGTTCGAGGCGTGCGGCGACGACAGTTTGGAGTTGGCGGATGCCTGACCAGCGGGGCGGGATTGACGCCTTCGGAGATGTCCTTGCAGCAGTTCACCGCCGACCTCCGCGTGCTTGCGGAGGACTGGCGGTGGTCGGACGAGTACATCGGCCTTTGGGTGCGTTCTCGCTGGCCGCGTGTGTACGACTTCGGTCGGGACACCATCGGCGCGACGCCCTACGACCCGAACGTCTGCATCGGGCCTGAGGTGTCGCCGTGACGGTCGCGGTGATCGGGACGCCGGAGATCCTGCGGAAGCTGGGCCGCCTGCTCCGCGACACGTGCAACGGGGCGGCGAACGCAGCTGAGAAGAGCCCGGCTCGGTGAAACCATCCACGGCGCGAGCGGGTGCCGCGACCATCCCACACTTCGACGCAGGTTTGCCTTAAGTTCCCTTCTGACTTTGATCCCGCACTGCGCCCAAGTGGCCGGTGCGGGCTTTCGCGTACGGGGGTGGTGCCGTTGTCGCACGACTCACGAGGGCGTTCCGGGCGGTCACGATCGGCGTCGAAGTTGGCGCTCATCGACAGATCAGCGGCGATGAAGCCGGAGCGAGTGACGCCAGAGACGACGATCGGTCGACGCGTCGAAGTCCAAGCGAACGGCTGCTGGCTGTTCAATAGCCGAACCGATCGCTACGGGCGAACCACCGTCGCTGGTGCGAGGGTGTACGTCCATCGGTTCGTCTACGAGACCCTGGTCGGGCCGCTGACGTCCGATCAGCACCTTCATCACCGATGCGAGACGCCCGGGTGCTGCAACCCAGCCCATCTGGTCGTCCTCTCCAACGCCGAGCACCTGGCGTTGCATCGGGCTGCGAAAGCGTTGCGGGGTGGAGCAGTTGGCAGCTCGCCGGGTTCATGACCCGGAGGTCGCACGTTCGAGTCGTGCCCCCGCTACCACGAGGCCCGGCTGATGCCGGCGCCGAAGCGTCGCTGTCTCGGGTTCCCGGGGCGCGAGTGCAGAAACCTGACGACCGGGACCCGCTGCGCCGACTGTGAGCGCCGGCGGAAGGCGGCCCGGAACGCGGATGCTCGGTGTCGGGGCCCGTGCCCCCAGGATGTGGACTGCTGGAGGTGCGGCGAGCCGGCCCGGCCGGGTGACCCGTTGACGTGGGATCACCGGACCGCTCGAGGCGGCGCCGTCGACTGGTCGGACCCGGTGGCGCTCCCGGCGCACCGGACGTGCAACAGCGGCCGCCGCGACCGCCAGGGGGGGTAGGTCGAGACCGTCGCCGTTCGCCGGCTCCGGGAGACCCAGGGGCCCTTCCGATTAGTCCGTCAGGTTCAAAGAATCGCGCAAATCGGGACATGGGCTTTGAACTTGACGGGTTCGGAGGTGATTTCAGATGCCCCGAGGAGGTGCCAGGGTCAACTCGGGGCCGGCGCCGGACCCCACCGCCCTCCGCCGGGAGCGCCCGTCGGACAAGGCGGAGTGGCGGACGCTTCCGGCCGAGGGTCGGAAGGGGCGCGCGCCGGCGTGGCCGCTGCCGCCGGAGCTCGAGCTGTCGGCTCAGCTCGAGCTGGCGACCAGGCAGCAGGAGATCCTCGAGGCCCAGATCGAGGCGGGGGTCACCACCAAGAGCTCGGTCAGCCGGCTCGCCGCGCTCGACCAGAAGATCGCCGTGCTCCAGTCGATGATCAAGGCCGCCGCCGACATGGAGAAGAAGCTGTGGGCTCGGCTCTGGTCGACGCCCCAGGCGCAGGAGTGGGAGCGGCTCCGCTGGACGAACGAGGTCGCGCTCTACGCGCGGTGGCAGGTCCGCGCCGAGCTCGGCGACCTGGCCGCCGCCAAGGAGGCTCGGGCGTGGTCGAACCTGCTCGGCCTGAACCCGGCGGCCATGCGGTCGCTGCGGTGGAAGGTGGCCGAGCCGGGCCCGACGGCCGCCGCCGCCTCCCGGCCGAAGACGACGACCTCGTCTCGAGCGAAGAAGCCGACGACGGTGAAGGGCCGACTGAAGGTGATCGAGGGTGGTGGCTCCTAAGCCGAAGGTGATGGCGGTCGCGCCGAGCTGGGTCGAGGCGCACTGCGTGGTGCCCGACGGCTTCCGGCTCGGCCAGCCGCTCGGGCTCTACGACTACCAGCTGCAGTTCTTCGGCAACCACTACCTGGTCCGCGGCGACGTCGAATGGGAGCCGGCCAACCCGATCCTGGGGCCGGCGTTCGTCTACGCCCGCTCGATCCTCGTCGCTCCGCAGAAGGCTCTCGCTCTCGACACGCCCGTGGCGACGCCATCCGGCTGGTCGACGATCGCTGACCTACGGGTGGGCGACGAGGTCTTCGACGAAGTGGGTCGGCCGGTGCTGGTCACGGCGAAGTCTCCGGTGTGGCTGTCGGACACCTACCGGGTTACGTTCTCTGACGGGGCGTGCCTCGTGGCGTGTGGCGATCACGAGTGGTGGGTCGATCGTCGGACGACCTCCTCGACCTACGTCGAAACTCGGGTGTCGACACGGCAGATGGTCGGGCGCCTGGTCGACGGCGGTGGGGCGCGTGTGTTCCGGGTGCCGGTGGCGGCGCCGTTGGTCCTTCCGGCCATCGACCTCCCGGTCGATCCGTACGTGCTGGGGGCGTGGCTCGCCGATGGCAGCTCGGACGATGGACGGATTACCGGCCTTGACCGCGAGATCTACGACCGGATCAGCCTGGCGGGCTACGAGGTCCGGCAGATGCGCGTCGCCAAGACGGTCAATGTCATCGGCCTGAAGGTTCAGCTCCGAGAGCTCGGCGTGCTCGGCAACAAGCACATCCCAGCTCCGTACCTTCGCGCGTCGGAAGCTCAGCGGTGGGCGCTGCTGCAGGGTCTGATGGACGGCGACGGCTACGCCGACGCCCGCCAGGGCAAGTGCGAGTTCACAACGACACGACCTGCGCTGCGCGATGGGGTCGTCGAGCTGCTGCACTCGCTCGGCATCAAGCACACTGTCTACGAGGGGCTCGCCCGCATGCACGGCCGAGTGACGGGGCCGAAGTGGCGGGTGAACTTCGCGGCTCGAGCGGACATGCCGGTGTTCCACCTGGAGCGCAAGCAGAGTCGGCTGCGGCCGGCCGGACGCCCGCACGAGCAGTTCCGGCACCGGCGAGTGGTCGCCGTCGAGCGAATCGAGGCCGTGCCGACCCAGTGCATCACGGTGGACTCGCCGCGCCATGTGTTCTTGGCCGGCCAGGAGATGATCCCGACCGGGAACTGTGGAAAAGCGCCGCTGACCGCGGCGCAGATCTGTCTCGAGGGTGTGGGCCCGGCGCTGTTCGCCGGATGGGCTGGCAAGGACAGCGGCTGGGCATGCTCGGACTGGGGTTGCGGGTGTGGGTGGGAGTACGCCTACGACCGGGGCGAGCCGATGGGGATGCCGTGGCCGACGCCGCTCATCCAGATCACGGCGAGTAGCGAAGAACAAACTGACAACATCTTCGACGCGGTGCGGCCGATGATCGACCACGGGCCGCTCTCCGATGTCATCCCGAAGACGGGCGAGGAGTTCATCCGCCTGCCGGGCGGCGGGCGGATCGACGTGGTCACGAGCTCGGCCCGGTCTCGGCTGGGCCAGCGCGTCACGTTCGTGCCTCAGGACGAGGTCGGGACCTGGACGGCGCAGAACAAGATGGAGAAGGTCGCCGACACCCAGTACCGAGGTCTGGGCGGCATGGGCGGCCGGGCGACGCTCACGACGAACATGTGGGACCGGTCGGAGCGGTCGGTCGCTCAGCGCGAGTGGGAGTCGGCCGCCACCGACATCTACCGGCAGGGTCTGTTCCCGCCGAAGTCGTTGAACTTCGAGCGCAAGACGGACCGCCGCAAGATCTTCCGGATCGTCTACCCGCGCGACACGCTGCGCGAGAACGGCGGTCACATCGACCTGACCTCGATCGAGGCCGAGGCCGTGAAGATCCTGAAGCGGGACCTGCCGCAGGCCGCCCGGTTCTACGGCAACATCGACATGCCCGGCAGCGGCCGCGCGGTGGACCCGAAGGTGTGGGCCGGCCTGGCCCGGCCGAAGCGGGGGAAGCCGCCGGCGGGTACACGGATCGGGCTCGGGTTCGACGGGTCGATCTCCGACGACGCCACGATCTTGCGGGGCTGCACCGAGGACGGGTTCAGCTTCATCGTCGGAAAGTGGATCCGGCCCGCCGGCGAGCGCGGCCGGGGCTGGCGGGTGCCGCGGCTGAAGGTCGACCAGGCGGTGCGGGACGCGTTCTCGACGTGGGACGTGGGGCTGATGCTGTGTGACCCGCCGAAGTGGCGGACCGAGATAGAGGCGTGGATCGCCGAGTTCGGCGACGAGGTGGTCTTGTTCTTCGAGACCAATCAGGACACGAGGATGGGCCGCGCGGTCGATCGGTGGTTGACGGCGATCGGCGAGGGCAGCCACACCCACGACGACGATCCCGACACGAACGAGCACGTCGAGAACGCTTACAAGCGGAAGACGCAGGCCCGGGCCGACAGCGAGGACCGGCGGACGCTGTACACGCTGATCAAGCCGGATGACGGCGGGAAGATCGATGCTGCCGTCGCCGACGTCTTGTGCTTCGAGGCGGCGATGACGTTGCCGGAGCCGGCTGGGGGTGACGACGAGTTCATCGCCATCACGATCTGAGGCGACGCGCCGGGGAGGTTGCTGGTGGCGGCTGGTGAGGGCATCGACGCGCCGGAGCGGCTGTACAAGCCGTCGGAGGTGGCGCAGCTGTTCCGGGTGAACCCGAAGACGGTGACGCGCTGGGAGCGCGCCGGGAAGATCACGGCGGTGCGGACGCTCGGCGGTCATCGCCGGTTCTTGGCGTCGGAGGTGCAGCGCCGGCTCGAGGAGCGCTGAACGGGTCGGGACGTCGGGCCTGCAGGGCTTCGGTTGGTGGAGAGTCGGAGGAGGCGCACGTGTTGACCGTGGTCGTCGTCGTTGTGGTGTGCCTGCTCCCGGTGTCGGTGGCGGCCGCGTGGTGGCTGCTGCAGCGGCTGTCGTGGCTGTCGCGGCGGTCCGCTCGGCGTGTGGTGGTGCACACCAAGTTCGGGAAGTCGTTCGAGGGCACGCTGCACCTGGCGGGCCGGGACGGTCTGGTGCTCGTCGCCGCGAAGGCGCTCGACCATGACGTCGACCTCGGCGGGCACGTGTTCATCCCGCGCGGCGAGGTCGCCTTCGTCCAGACGGGCCCGTCGTGAAGGTGCTCACGGCCGGTGGCGGCTACACGGAGCTGTCGGCATCCGACACGGGGTTCCTCGAGGGCGGGTCGCTTGGGATCGGCGAGGTGCGTCTGATCGGTTCGCTTGGCGATCCGATCCAGACGGCGACGTACGAGGCGATCTACCGGTCGAACCCGTGGCTGTGGGCGGCGGTGAACGTGAAGGCCCGGACGATCGGCCGGCTGCCGCTGCACGTGTTCGAGCTCGACGAGAGCAGCGACCGGCGCCGTGTCCGGTCCGACACGCCGGGGACCACGTCGTCGAAGCCGGCGCGGGACCTGGACGAGCTGCTGCGCAAGCCGGACCCTCGGTTCAGCCGGCAGGCGCTGATCCGGTCCACCGCGCGGTCGCGGCTGGTTCATGGCAACAGCCTGTGGGAGAAGATCCGGGCCGGCGGTCGAGTGGTCGAGTGCCGGCGGGTCCCGTGGCGGTCGGCGTCGCCGATCTGGGCTGACCCGCTGACCTGCCAGACAGTGGCTGGGTGGAAGATCTCCGAGGGCTACGGCAACACGCGGACGCTGTCGGTGGACGAGGTCGTCCACTTCGGCGCCGGCGACGATCTGGACAGCCCGATCGCGACGTCGCCGATCGCGTCGTTGCGGTCGACGGTGGCGCTCTACGAGGTGATGGTCCGGCACCTCGCCAAGTTCTTCGCCAACCACGCTCGCCCGTCGGCGCACGTGAAGGTGCCTTCCGGGTTGAAGCAAGAGCAGATCGACCTCATCCGCAGCGAGATCCTGAAGCTCTACCAGGGCGCGTCGAACGCCGGGCAGGTCGTACTCACCTCGGGCGAGTGGACGCCGATCACGGCCAGCCACGAGCACACGCAGATCCTCGAGCTGATCAAGTTGTCGCGCGAAGAGGTGCTCGCCGCGTTGGGGGTGCCGCCGCCCCTGGCCGGCGTGCTGGACCGGGCGATCCTGAACAACGTCAAGGAGCTGCGGTCGTTCTACCTGCGCGACTCGGTCGGGCCCGACGTCGACGACTTCGAGGGCGAGATCCAGTCCCAGCTCATCGACCCCGAGCCGCGGTGGCAGTACCTGTTCGCCGAGTTCCAGCTCGCGGAGCAGCTGCGCCCGGACCCGCAGGCCGAGTCCGAGATCCTCGACAAGCGGCTGCGGTGGGCGTCGATCGACGAGAACCGGAAGATCCAGAACCTGCCGCCGTTCGGCATCGAGGGCGTCACTGACGTGCCGCTGATCCGTGCCGGGGAGCGGCCCATCACCCAGCCCGACCCGGGCGCACCCGCGGATCCGGCCGACGAGGACGAAGGCGCGTCTGCGCCTGCCAAGGACGACGACATCACCGACGAGCTGGACGAGCTCGACGACGAGGAGGAGTCATGAAGGTCAAGCAGCCCGTGAACGGGTCGGTGGCGCGGGCGACAGCGTCGGTGAAGGCGGCCGCCCTGCCCGAGCTCGGCGAGGGGGTCGTGGAGTGCATGCCGACCGTCTACGACGTCGAGTACCGGATGGGGTTCCTCACCTGGCACAACATCCTGGCCGGCGCGTTCGAGGAGAGCATCGCCGAGCAGGAGTCGATCCCGATCTTCTGGATGCACGGCTGGGACTGGACCGAGCAGGTGCCGATCGGGCACTCGATCGAGGCCGAGTCGAACGACAAGGGCGTGCGCCTCGTCAACCAGTTCTACGTCGAGGAGTCCGACACGGCCCGGTCGGTGTATCGGGGCCTGGTGGCGGGGTCGCTGCGGGAGTGGTCGATCGGCTACCGGATCCTCGAGCACAGCGTGCGCGAGGAGGACGACAAGACGATCCTCGACATCGCCAAGGCCGAGCTGATGGAGGCGTCGTCGGTGCTGCGGGGAGCGAACCCTCAGACCGAGACGCTGAAGGTCGCCTCCGCGCTCGCCGGCGGGGACGCGTCGCCGGCGGCGTTGCGTGCCGCGCTGAGCGACCTGCTCGCCGAGCTCGGCGTCGACCTGACCGCGCGGGAGGTCGTTGCCGGCGAGTTCGGCAAGGAAGACCTCGCCAAGGTCCTTGGTGTCGCCGCCGACGACATCGACAAGCTCGCTGCCTTCCTGCAGGGCGGCATCGACCTCGCTGGCGTCATCGCCGGCGAGGAGGACGAGCTCGAGCCCGAGCCGTTCATCCCGGACCCGGCGCGCCTCGCGGCGCTCCTGGCCAACCCGAGCGCCCGCGAGGCGCTCCGACCCAACTCCTGAGGAGGAGCACATGACCAAGCGGACCGAGCTCGGGCGCGACATCAGCGCGCTGCGAGACGAGATCAAGACCAAGACCGCCGAGGAGGCCCGTCTGCGCGACGAGGCCGACACGCTGGTGTCCAGCATCCGCGAGTCGGGCACGGACCCGCTCAAGGACGCCGACGCGTTCACGAAGGTGGACGAGGCGTACAAGCTGGCCGACGCCGTGCGGGAGGAGGCGGCGGACCTCGGCCGGCGCCTCACGCGGGCGCTGGAGATCGCCGGCGAGCGGCAGGGTGACGAGCCGGGCGAGCGGGCGCGCGAGCGGCTGACGGTGTCGGCGCTCGCGCAGCGGTTCGTCGACTCCGACGCGGTCAAGCAGCTCGTCGCGTCGGGCGCGCTCGAGAACTCCCAGGCCCGCATCAACACCCAGCCCATCGAGGTGGCGTCGCGTGCGGAGGCTCTGGCGATGCTGTTCCTCGCCGCGGCCGACGACCACAGCCCGCTGGTGCCCGAGGACCAGCAGCTGTTCCCGCCGGTGCCGATCCC